CCCCGTCCGAGGTCCGTACTTCCGCAGCGACCGCGGCTTCCGCCGCCGGTAGCTTGTACTGTTTCCACTCATCGGGAAGGGATTCAGTGTCAAACACACCGTAAGGCTGCGAACCGTCTTCCGGCATCGCCACCTCCAACGTACACTCGATCTTCGCCGTTTCTGTCAGGGTCAGCTTGCCGCCCAAATTGGAGAGCAGTGTCGCGTTGGGCATCAGGATGCTCTTCCCGGACACAAGGGCAAGTTCCCAGGGACCCTGCATCACCATCGCGGTCGAGGGAGCCGTCCAGCCCACCGGGGTTTTCTTTTCCGTGTCCTCTTTTTTGTAATGAAGAGAACCGCCCAGCAGTTTGTGCAGGTTATCAAAGTCCATCTGGATCACATTGAACGTCGGCGCTATGCTACCGTTCGACTGGGCTATGACCAGTACCGGGGCACCGGGCACCTGTTCCGCCTCGATTTTCGCCGCCTCAGGTTTCTGGCCGCCCAAGTCAAAGGAGCCTTTCTCGATATAGCCCACGACAAAATCCTTATATTTCACGGCACCGATGCCGTACATGAAATTCTTATCCGCCATCTTTCTTTTGTTTTTGAATTAATATTACCGCTAAAACGCATATCAGTATTCCTGCCCCGAAACCATATAAGAAGATTTGAACGGGGTTCGAACGCTGTTTTACCTCCGCTTCGTACAAATCCGCCATTTCCTCCCAGGCCTTCCTGTACGTCTCGGACCTGCCCGCATAATACTCGACCATGATTTGCAGACTATCGCAGCTCGCGTGCACGGCGATCACGTCTCCGTCGCGGCTTACCGACACGTTCGCCTGCCCGCTCTTTCCGCTATACGATGCTTCGGGGGGCAGTCTCATCAGGCTGTCAGCCGGTATCGCCAGCCGTACCTCCGACTTCGGGACCGCCTCCGTCCGTACAAGGAGGACTTCTTTGGCCATACTGTCCACCGCCATCCGATTCGCCTCCGTCCGGGAGGTCTCCTTCACTGTCTTTCGGGTGCTCGCGCAACCGGAAAAGCACAGGACAAGCATCAGAATGCTTGCAATTGCCGGCATCACCGATAGCCTTGCGAAGCCGGGCCATCTCGCGCTTGGTAGACCCAAACTCCTTCTTGGTCGCACGCAGTTCTTCCCGGGTCTCATTCAATTCCTTCTTTAATGGTTCAACAATATTATCTATCAATATCCGGGTGGCTTGCTCAGTGTTGTCAATCCGGACCGTCTCGGCTTCGGCCCTCGCCTTCTCCGCCTCGGCATTCGCCTTGCGGACAGTCGCCTTCAGCGTGAGAAGCCCGATGACAGCCGCCAATAAACCGCCGCCCAGTACCAGGTTGAGTATTTCACTAAGCCCCATCTCTGATACCTGTTTATGCCTTGCTTTCCGATTTCTTGACTATAAGGCCGATAAGCCATTGCACCAACCCTGTGTCCGCGATCCCGTTCGCGACAAGGGACGCACCGAAACCGTAAAGCAGGGCTATATACCACTGGACATCCGACACGAATCCGGCATCCAACCACCACAGTAACATGGCGCCCGCAATACCGACGCACCAGCTGACAATTTGGGTTACCCAGCCTTTCATATTCGGAAACAAGCCTTTCAGGCCTTCCGTCAATACTACCACACCGGCCGCAAAACCGGCAAACGTGCCAATCATCGCGTCATAATCCGTAACCGGAACATCGGGCCCTTGGGCCATTACTGCCGACACCGTTCCAAGCATCAGCATCAAAAACAACATAATTCGTTTCATTTCTTTCTTCTTTTTTTATTGGTTAATACCGATCTCTTTAAGCCATTTCTGTACGTTAAAGCTGGGGCAGGCTTTCGCCGCCAACTCATTGTGTCCTACAATGCGAACGTCCGGAAAGCGGCGGTGGAAGTCCTTCACATACTTCTCCAATGCCTTCTTCTGGCAGGCCGTACGCGTGTCCTTCGGAGTCTTGCCGTCAGCGGCACACCCTCCGGCATACACGATATGCCGGGAAACGGAGTTGTAACCCGCCGCGCCGTTGGTGATTTCCCACGGGTCTACATTTGCGTCCTCGTTGTTATCCACAAGGCGTTCAACGCCTCCGCTGAGGTGGAACAGGTCGGTGTAACCCACCTGTTTCCAGCCACGGCCACCCTCGCTTACCGGGGCGGTGTGCCAACGGCGGATGTCCGCCGATGACACCTCACGGCCCTCCGCCGTGGCCGTGCAATGGATGACAAGGTATTTCAACTTGGCCATTACGCACCCCCTCCCTGCTTTTTGGCGGTCAGGGTGATTTTGGCCGTCTTACTACGATCGGCATCAAGGGTGAGGGTGATCGTGCCGGTCTTGTCGTTGCCGGTCGTGTTAGGCTCTGCAGTAACGGTCAGGTCCTCGTCCGTTTCCACCACCTTGAAACCTGCCGGAGCTGCGCTCGCTTTCCATTCACCGGAAGCCGTTACCGTAACCTTCTGCGTACCGCCGGTACTCTCAAACGTGAGGGTGGCCGGTTCCACGGAAATGGTTTTCTCCGCGGCCTTGAACACGGGGTTGGTACGGGTATCCAGTACGACAGCCTCCTCGCCGAAAGCGATGTTCGTGTCCGCCTTCATCAGCAATTTGAAAAAATACAGCTCACTGGCGTTGGACACCTTGTCGATCTGGATCACGTCCTCGTCATCCTGCAAGTTGACAGCGGCGAAGAAATTGCCGTCCGCGCCCATCGAGCAGAGGGTGGTCACGATCAGATCGTCCGGCCACGCGGAGAGCGTCTCGATGGTGATACCCTTGTAACGCTTGCTGTTCACGTCCGTCTCGCTGGCGTTCTTGGCCTCCCGCTCGGTCAACTCATCGTCGTACTTGTCAAAATCGTTAACGCTCATGATAATGCGCAGGTTCGGATTGTTACGGATGGCCACGGGGATAGCCTTACGCACGGCCTTCAACTTCTCCAGCATGGTCGCCGGCTTACCCGATACGATGATAAGCTCGGTATCTTTCGTCATCTGTGTCAGGATACCGTTCATCAGATGGTCGTCGTCATCCCCATACGTGCCGTTGATAAAATGGTCGCCCAGCTCGAACTTCACCTGCTTGGTCAGCTCGGCCAGCAGGGCGTTCTGTCCTTCAGGGGGCAGTTCGGCGAACACGAGGTTACCCTTAGGCTGCCACTTGCGCCAAATCTGCTCGAAGGCGCGAGGATTGAACACGGTAAAGGCCATGAAGTCCACCGGATCAAGGGATTTCTCCGAATAGTTGAAATTCCCCTTGGAATCCTCGATGTCCGGGTGTTCCTTACGTTTCTGCAACATCTTGCCGCTTTTAAGGCGCGGCAGGCTGATTTTTTTCTCCACGCCGGGAATGACCATGATCAGCCCCTTCTCGACGATCTCGTTCCCCGTGGCGGCAAGCGTCAGGATCTGTTCCAGTACCTCGCCGTTGTAATTGGTGTTCTTTACTACTATTGCCATTGTTTATCGGTTTAGTTTGTTCTTGATTTCCGACATGCGCTTGTCCCACGGGCTTTCGCCTCCCACTTCCACGCGCAGGTCAGTGGTCACTCTCTTTTTCGGTTTCAGGTTCTGCAGGGCTTTCTCCCCGTTCTCACGGTCAGAGCTAAGCAGGTTCTCATACACCGGACGCGTGGTCGCGTCGATACGGCCGTCGGCCTCGGCATCGTCCAGCAATTTTTTCCTTGCCGCCTCGTCCTCCTCCTTGGCCTTGTCCGTAAAAACCTTGTTCTCTTTTTTCAACCTGTCCACCTCGGCTGTCAGGCCGGGAACCTTTCCCGCCTCCTCCTCGAGCGCGTCCATCACGCGGAACACGTCCGAGTCCGTCGCGCAATCCTTGAAGTGCGGACGTTTCTTTACTTCTTCTAAATTCATTTGGGTATCGTTTAATGGCTGTTCAAGCCGGTTGTTGAATATGCGGTAAACCTGTTCGGGCGTACTGTCCTCCGGTACGGGGTCGGCGTCATAAACCCCGTCGATAAAACCCAGCGCGAGGGCCTCGTCCGCCTTCAGCCAGTGGTCGGCGTCGTCAAAGTAACGCGCCCGGATTTCCTCCACGCTGGTGCCCAGTTTCGGGGCGTACATCTCGCAGAGGGTGTTTTCCAACGCCTCCACCTCTTCCAAGCAGCGCCTGAGCTCCGTCTTGTTGCCGTAACAACCTCCCGAAACGCTGTGCAGCATCAGTCTTGCGTACTTGCTCATCTCGACGGGCTTTCCGCACAGGGCGATCACGCTGGCCATGCTGGCGGCGATGCCGTCCACATAAATATGGATATCCGCCTTGCTGCCGCGCAGGGCGTTGAAGATGGCAATACCTGTATAGACATCACCACCGTTGCTGTTTATCCTGACATCGATCCTTTTTCCCG